AGAATTGGTGATCTAAATGCAAAAGGTTCAGAAAAAGTAACTGGTTTTGTATGGGTAGAAGAAACTAAAGAATGTGTAATACAGTGGACACCTACAACAGTAGTAGAAAAGTATTTACCTTCTATAAATACAGTATCAACAACTTTTGCTATAACAGTAGTTGCAACAACGGCTGCTACATTAACACCATTGTTAAATAGGGTACTAAAGCCATTGTTTAAACAACTTATAGGTAGAATTAAAAAACTATTTGGTAAAAAAGGTA